AGACGGGGAAGAAAACCAGAAGAAGAACACTTTAAAAAAGGGCTGGGCGAAGAAGACGGAGCGAAGAAAAAAGCAAATTCAAACCGCCAGGATCAAGACATTTCTATAACACCGCTGGGAGGACATGGAAGCGGCGCTTAGTCCATTCGAGACAACGCACCATTTCATTAGACGGTCTATCGCATCGACGACGGAATCAATTTCTGCCTTCTGGCTCTCAAATCCGATTGCCCCCTCAGCGGGCAATTCCACCAGTGAGCCTGGATCGGCCCGAAGTGAACCGCCTTGACCCCCCGCGCGAATCCATCCCACGCCGAAGCTCTGTTGCGCCAGAAGATGAAGTAAATCTACTATCTGAACGTTAACCGCGCTCTGAATGGCGATAAGGTCAGAGCCGCCGGGAAGCCAAAACGTTGAGCCGGTGGGCGGGTAGTCGAAAATTCCGATGAATGGCAAAATTTGATAGGGGTTTGGAGCTTCCTCAAGAATATTGCCGTTGTGATCCAGCCGCCGCCAGCTTGAAGCGGTCCAGTGGGAGAAGGTAAGGTCTTCGATCTTTCCCGATGGTCCGTAATCGGTAATCAAGACCTCTTTCAGATCCTCGGGCGTGTCCCCGGTAATCACGTCAACGAAATCCCCGGTCAGGATGTCCAGATCAAGACGGTTGTTCCGCCAAACCGGGCGAAGGAGAATTGTCTTCAAGAGTTTGCAGAATCTCGATGCTTGTTTCATTTTCACGTCAAGCCCGCACTGCTCCACCATGGTCTTGAAAATCTCTTTGTCTTTCTCGCTCCCCTCAATCGTTCGGGCGGGTGGGGTTCGGTAAACCTGGGCAAGCTGATTGATGATCTTCTTGACCAAGTTCAAATGGCATCGAACCATTGACGACGGGTCGGAAAACAGCTCGGCAAGCTGAGCTTCCAAATGTTCGAGCTGCTCGGAGAAGTAGAAGTCAAGCCGTTTGGCGGTCTCCCGCTTGCGAGCATTATTCGCAAGATTGAAGGCGTCTATTTTGAGCCGCTCGAAGACCGCTGGAACCATCGAAGCGAAAAGCATTGCGTCACCTCATTTCATGAAATCTGCATGCGCGTGCACCACTAAGCCGCCTGATATAGCCGGGCACCCTCCCGCCGCACCTTGATTTGAAAAAATTCCTGAAGGGTCAGCTCGGAATCCATGAGCTGCTCCCGGTATGAATGCCACATGGTTTCAACCTGCTTGTACGCTTCGCAGAAGTTCGAGCATGTCAAAATCAATTCACCATCCATCAAAAAGCAGTGGTGCCGGTTCGGGGACTTGTTCCGGCAGGCGAAGGAGCCCAACACGTAAGAATGAAGGACGGACTCCCGAAGGCTGAAGATCGAATAGGCGAGCGAATAGACCCTATCGTCCTTGAACTTGGTTTGAGCATGTCCGAAGGAATATTTGCCGTTTGTCTTGAGGGTGTAAGAAAAGGTTGAAAGCTCCGAGACTAACTCGGACATATCAGCGGGGAAGTGAAGCCGCCCCTCTTTTGCTACTCGGTAGAGTTCTGGGAAAATGACATTCTGATTCGACTCATGAGCATTGAGCAACTCAACCGGAATTTTCTGCTCCAAGAGCCAGGAATAAAGATCGGTGATTTCGTAATTCTCCAAAATTAAGTTGGTGAGCGGGAATTTCTGATGAGCTTCGAGGATCGCTTTTTTGATTGAGCGGGAGAGGTTCGGAATGATCGCCCGCTGATCCAAAACATAGAATTCCGGTTCACCATGGGCGGGGGAAGCAACCTTTGCAACAACGGTCAAAACGGTGTTGTCCGTGCCCCCAAGAGAACCGAAAAGATTCTTCGCCCGGTCTAACCCCGCACCTATTTTATAAGCTCTTCCCTTGGTAAGCGCCTTCAACCCCTCGGGGGTGACCGGGATTGAATAAGTTTGGTCTTGACACAGTTCGATCACGTCTCGGGTGAAGAGGGCGTTACGACTATCACCACGCTTGCCCAAGATATCCCGGTCAAACTCGGCGGGAAGCAAGGTTGACTGAAGCCGCTTCGCCTTTGCCCGGTTGATCCATTCTGGGGCTCGTTCAAGGTAATCTTCAAGGTTTTCAAACTGAGTGTGGAAAGCAAAAATGCCGGGGTCATCTTCCGCCTGCTTTTGCAGGGAGAACAGGGGACCGTCAAAGGCATCGACGTTCGAGTCAATCAAGCATAGGGCTTCTTCGCTATCCAAAAGGCTTGCTTGTTGTGCGTTGAAAACGGACCAGTCTTCACAGGCATGGGCATCGGAGAACCAAAGCAAATTTAATTTTGAGCCGAAGGCCATTCCGAAGCTGGTATTGCTGCACTGAATCACGTTTCCCTTTTTGGGGAAGACGATTTGGTCAACATAAATATTTTCTTCCTTGAAGATTTTTAAAAGTGCCGGGGTGTTCCGAATGACCTTCCGCAGCAAATTGAATTGAACCCGTTTGGAATGCTCAGCGGTGGTCCCCAAAAGCTGAATGGTGAAGTTCTGTTTCACTGAGAAAAAATACAAGACAACCAAGGCGTGCAGGATGCTCTTGCCCATGCGTCTGGGGGCAATGTGAAGGCAAAGCGAATGCGTCAGCCTGCCGTCCTCGGTGACGGCGAGCGCTCCTTTTAAATAGGTACCTTGTTCTTTGGTCAGCTTGATCGGCTCATAGGATGAGCGAGAAGTTAAAATTCTTGGACGAACGTCCTTGAACCATTCCGCAAACCCCCTAATGCCTGGGCGGTTCCACCGGATAGCCGGGGAATCCATGGCGGGAGCGAACTTGCCTGAAGCTTTAGAACGGGGTTGTTTGGGATTCGCCATAGCCTGGGGGCAATCGTTGCCTTAAAAAGTTCAGTGCAACCATTGCCCCCGTTGGCAATCCCGCTGAAACACATGGGCGGGAGCCCGGAGGTTCAAGGGAGTATGTCGAGAACCATGCTACATCAAAAATACTTCCCCTGTCAAGACATGGAAGCACTTTTCATTGACAAAGAAAGTAATATGATGATTTTGGGTCATAGGTAATAGCCATTTGTCAATATCTTCCGCGATTGAAAACGGGTTTGGAGCCGCCCAACCGGAAACCCCCACGGGGGCACCGCCCCCGATGACAAGCCTCAGCGGAAGCGCTGAGAGTCGAGAAAGTGTCTCATAATTACCGCTTTTCGGCTGATAATCTCGACTGATTTTTTTAACTGATTGAAAGTATTCGAGATAAGAAATTTTGACGCGTCTGATAAGGAACAATCTGTCAACTTCGAGGAAGTGAATCCTTGTAGATGCAGGCTGGAAGGAGTTTTTCAGAGAATAGATTTTTTAAGGCTCAAACCCCGTGGCCTAATTTTTTCGATAACTGCCACTGTTACGCTTAAGCTGACAAAGAAGAATATCTCTTCTTCAAGCACTCCTTTTCAATCCATGATAGCAGGAATTACATTCTCATAGGTCTCATAGTTGATGACGTTGTAAACGGTTCTCAGACTCACCCCAAATTGCTGTGATAGTCTTGTGGGCGTGACTTCCGGCCCGCCGCCTTGGTACAGCTCCCGCATGAGTCTAACCTCGGCATGGTTCAATTTGGCCTTTCCGTTTCGCTCGCCCCGCCATGCTCCCCGCATCGCTGACCGCCGCATATTCTCCGCGTGCGTTTCGATGATGACATGATCGGCATGAATCCGGGTGCATTTTCGGTTGTGGCAACGGTGGGAGATTTCCAAGCCTTCAGGGATCGCCCCCACGGTTGTTTCATACAACCAGCGCGCCGCCCGGTGCATTTTCCCGTTTAAGTAGAATTGAGCGTATCCTCTCGCACCACTTCCGCCGGTCCAGTTATGACAGCCGGTCGCCGTGTCCACTTCGATGTTGGCCTTAAACCTCTCCAAGGCTTTTTCAATTTGCTGGTTCATGGTCTCCCCCTTTGGATTTGTGCAGTCGCTTGCTGATTTCATGAAAGTGGTTACCTGCCGAAGGTCTTCTCATAGAGCAACATGAGAGCCCGCCGGATAATCTCGGAGGTTCGCCGCCGAAGTCGAAGCTCACCCTTAAGCGCTTCGAGTTTGAGCATGGTT